TAAAAACAGGTGGCTATTTACGTATGTATAAAGACGGTAAACAATTAACATCAAGTGATGAGGCAGGTTACATTTATACTGTTCCTGTTAAAGATGATGGGCGTAGTGCTACTACGTTTAGAAATGTAATGCGTATGGATGGCATTGAAGATAAAAAGAAGCGTGAAGCATTTGAAGACTTCTTTGGATCATTTAATCCTAAAGTGTACGATTTTGTGAAAGGTAAATTGAATTGCGATCAATAATGCAAATAGAGCAAGACTAGAAATGTCTGGAAGCAGCACTTTTTATTTTCAAGGACCTGCAGCAAAACTTGAAACAACAAATGGTATTGTATTTGCAAATCAACCAGACATTGTTTACGGTCAATCAGTAAATCAGTCTCCAGTTAGCTTAACACACACTAACTATACAACTTATGCGTATGGCGGAACACCTAGTCCAACTATACAAGTAACAGCACAGTTCAGTAATGTTACTCAAGAAGAACATGAATATACACAAGGGGTTATCCACTTCTTGCGCAGTGTAACAAAAATGTATTATGGATTAAAAGAATCTGGTCCAGTACCAGCTGGTACTCCTCCGCCTGTGTTAAAATTTAGTGCCTTTGGCAGCAATCAATTTAATAACGTACCAGTGCTAGTTGGAAGTTTTAACGTACCTTTTCAAAGTGATACTGACTTAGTTGAAGTAATTGACCAAAATGGGCAACCTCAAGCATTGCCAGCACTACAAACTATTGCACTAGACTTACTAGTAACAGTTAATCCAGCTAAACAGAAAAAAGATTTTAGCAAAGCACAATTTGTTACAGGTAGTTTGTATAGTCAAGGATTTATCTAATGAGAGCAAAATATTCAAGTACAAGTAACTATTCAGATACATCACTAAACATGAAATACTTAGAACAATATAGACCTAGGTATACAACTAGCAATTTATCAGCTGATGTAAAAAAAATTAAAGTAGGCAATCGTTATCATAGACGACCTGATTTACTTGCTTTTGATTTATACGGGAGTAGTAGATTCTGGTGGGTGTTTACTCATTATAATCGTGACTTACTAAAGGATCCAATCAATGATTTTGTTTCTGGTATTACAATCAGTATACCAAGGAAACAAAGTGACGTTAGGATTTAATTAATGACAATACCATCATTTGAAACACAACTTAGTTTCATAGACTATGAAATGGGAACTGGTGACGGTAAGAATGTTGCGGCTATTTTTCGTAATAACCCCAATATGACTTTTGAACAAGCATCAAGAGAATTCGAAACGAAATACGAAAGACCTGCCGAAGGTATTAGTACAAATGCAAGAATTGAAAATTCTCGACGAGTATTTAATGCTGGTGGAGTAGGCATTAGTCCTAGAGCTGATCAGGCATATTCATATTTTAGAAGTCAAGGATGGTCACCAGCAATAGCATCAGGTATTGTAGGAAACTTAATGGCTGAGAGTGGAGCACAACTAAACCCAAATTCTCTAAACCCATCAGATGGCACAGACGGATCCGATAGTATCGGTATTGCTCAGTGGAATAGTACTAGAGCACAAAACTTATTGAATTGGGACGGTACAGCAATAATCCCATCAGAGGATTTCAATGATCCAACTAATAATGACGAAGCAGTAGATACAGTAGATGGTCCAGAATCTGCAGCAGAAGCAGTAACTGAAGAAGAACGCCCGTCGGCTGGTGTAAGTAATTATCAAAGTAATGTGTTAAATGAGTTTGACTCTTATACATATAATTGGGCAATACACATGGTACATCCGCAAAAAGCAAACAGGATGGAAGAAAATATTACAGACGGAACGTTTATTACACTTGCACAAACTGGTGTTGAAAACGAACTTAGTATTGAGTCAGTAACACACCAAATCACAACTACATTTAACCGTGGTAATTTTAGAGAAGCGGCTGGCAATAGCTTTCAAGTAACACTGCAAGAAGCAAATGGATTTACTTATTTCAATCGTATTAAAAAAGCATGTCAAGAACTGGGAATTATGTCAGTTACTGAAATAAATTTACTATTAGAGTTAAACTTTCGTGGATGGAATCCAGACGGATCATATATCAACACCAATAGTAATAATCAACAAAGTAGTTTAGGTCCTTTTTATTATAATTGTGTAATTTCAAGGGTAGATGTTAAACATGATGTTGGAGTGTCTACTTACACACTATCTCTTCAAAGTTTACCATCAAAAGCATTTAATCGTATGTCATTATACACTAAAGGCGAAATAGCTTTAGAAGCTTCGACTTTTGGTGAATTTATACAAGAACTACAAACAGATTATCAGGAACAAGTTACCGAAGCATGTATTCTTTCACCAGGTGCAGTTATTCCAGACAAGTATTTCTTTGAATGCGAAGTAGCAGATTGGAAAAACTGGAGATTCGACATTCCAGATCCTGAAGCTGCTCGTAATGTTACATCAAGTAATGCAACAGGACTTACACAATTTAAATTTCCAAAAGGTACTTCATTATCAGATATAATTGCACAAGCACTAATGCACACAAGAGAATTTAAACGACTGCCAACAGCAAGCAGTGGGTTTGCTAAAGAAATGCCTGACGGACTGCCTAGTGCAGATAAGATGGCAGATTTAATTAACTGGTTTACTTTTAAAACAGAAGTACAATACGGTGAATTTGATCAACGGGCACAGAAGTATCAACAACTGTTTACATATAAAATATCACCTTACATAACACCAGAGGCAGTACATGATCCAGAAAGCTATAAACAATTATATTCAGATTCACAATTAGGGAAAAAACGACTAGACAATATTTTCTTTAACGGGTTAATGAGAAAAAGGTATGATTACACTTATACTGGTTTAAATAGTGAAATCTATAACTTAGACATGGTGTTTAATAACTCGCACTTTCTTATTCAGCCTATACACGGTGGGGCATTAAGCGATTCTTCTGGATATGTTGGCGGACAAGCAGAAATTATTGAAAACAAAAATAATGCTCAAACCATTCGAGCCAGTTTGCGTGTGATTGATGAAAAATTAGCAGAAGCCCGAGCAGCATTAGTTGACATACAAGAAGAAAATGGTGCATCTATACGTTATGAACCAGGTCGCTGGGACGCATTAATACAAGATAGAGAGCAAGAAATTGATCAATTGGAAGAAGATCAAACTGAGCAAAACCGAAGACTGGCTGAATTAGATGATCGTATTAGAGAAGCCACGACAGGATTACTAGGGGAAACGGTAGACGTACGAAATCTTAATAGACCTAACGCTCGGTATATTACACAATCTGATTTGTATCCTGGAAGCACACTCAATCAAGCCCAAGCTAATGTGGAAGATAGAAAAACTGAAATAACATTTAATTATAGAAGTCCAGATGGTGCGTTAGCAATTGATGGATCAGACAATCAAAATAATATTGGTTCAGCAATGCTGGGTGCATTAGAACTTAATTTACTTGCGTCTAGTGATATGTCTGAAGTTAACATGCTGGTACGTGGTGATCCTTACTGGTTAGGTAGACCACAAGGAAACCTTGCTAATAATAGTGCCCAAGCAAATTATGATCTAGGAGGTCTCGGGTTTTTCTTAAATGCTCGTTTCCCAACGTATGAAGATGCTGAATCCGGATTAATGAGAGATGTAACTGACTTTCAAATGACATCAGTTTACAGAGTTACATCTGTACAAGCAACATACATGTCTGGAGAATTTAAAATGTTGTTGCAAGCATTTAGAGATCCAATGATAAATGCATCACAATTATTTGATCAATTGAATAGAGGAGTTATAATTGGCTAATCACAGATTTACAGGAAATGATTATAGATCACATAATACACCTAACAGCTATAGTCAAAGTCTTAATGGAATAGCAGGGCAGTCTGGTGTATTTGTTGCTGTAGTAATAGATAATGCTGACCCTGATTACCAGGGTCATATTTGGGTTGACATAGTTGGTAGTGAAAGAAGGCCAAATACTAATACAAGAAAAGATCGACACAAATCCTCTAAAATAAGAACAATGAGTCCATTTGGCGGATCAATTGGTGGAGACAACGCCACAGTTACATATGGCGCAACGTTCCCTCCACCAGCAATACATACCGAAGTGCTAGTTGCATTTACTGAGACTGATAGCGTTGGGTATATGTTGGGCGTTTTAGCACCAGCAGGAAAAAATAGTAGTGTACCAGGACTACCAGCATCACAAATTGATAATGGAGATATTGGACCAAGTATTGATCCTGTAAATCAAGACCAGAACATAAGACCAAGACATCCAGTTGCAAATGCAGTTGCTGAACAAGGAACAGGACTAGATCCAATACGTGGTGTTGGAAGTAGTGGCGGCAGGAGAGAATCACCAAGTAACGTAGCAGGATTTTTAACACCTGCAGGACACAGTTTTGTAATGGATGATGGTACTGTTGCTCTTAGAGACGATGAAAATTATGTACCAGACCAATCCCGTGAAGAAGGAATGGATAACTTAATACGTTTACGCAGTGGTGGTGGTGCGCAGATGCTGTTTAATGATAGTGCTGGTATTGTTTATATAACAAACCAAAAAGGTACTAGTTGGATGCAACTGGATAGTGACGGCAACGTTGATGTATATGCGGCTGGTAGTGTAAGTTATCACGCAGAAGAAGATTTTAACTTTTATGCTGGCGGAGATATTAATATGGATGCTGACACATTTAATATTAAAGCTCGTGGTGCTGCAGGAATACAAGCAGAAACCGCCACAGGACCAATACAACTTAAAGCAAATAAAGATATACGTCTAACAACTGACTTAAACCTACAACTCAAAGCAGCAGGATTCGGTAGAATTAGTACTGAGGGTATGTTAGACTTAAATGGACCAAAAGCATTAGGTGCTGTAGGACCAACAAGTGGAAGTTTAAGTGTAAACCGTAGTGTAAAAGAAAGCATTAACCCAAGAGTACCAGAGCATGAACCTTGGGGTGGACACAGTGCTCAAGGAAGTAAAGTAGCTGCGCAAGCACCAGCAAATTCACAATCTACTACTGATTATGATTTAAGTAATGTACAAGCTAGTACTACGCCTCCTACTTCTACTGATAGACGTGATAGGAACCGTGCTCGATGACAATACTATCTAAGATAAATGATAAATTTAAAACTTCATGGGATGAATTCATAGTTAAGGATCAAGATGCGTTGGATACTCAATTTGATATTGATAACATTAGCGCAAGTGAAAAGTTAAAACTATTAGCTCTTAATATGGGACGCTATAGTGGTTATGATGGTTTTGGATATGATATTGGAAACGCTAGCCGTGGCATTACCGAGCAAGAAGCATTTAACATATGGAATCAAGATTTTCAAAAACGCCAGCGTATTCTTATTAAACAACTGAGTAGTTTTAACATTAAAACAATATCACAGCCAGTATTTGATGGCCTAATGCTATACTACATTATTAATGGAAACGTGTTAACAGTGACATCATTTGAAGGACAATATGAATTACGTGATTATATAGCTAACAAAGATTGGGACACTGTTGCTAGTATGATTAAACGCAGTAACTTTAATAGGAAGTTTTGTAGTACTGCTAGTAGTGTAATTAAACTATCTGACTATGGAAAAGCAAAAACAAGAATTTGGATGCGCCAAAATGGCATATTTGAGATGCGTGATAAAAACGAAATCAATGCGCTAGGCGTTAGTGAATTAGAACGAGCTCGCTTTGCATACTATGCTGAAACACAGAAATTTTTACCCAACATGCCTGAAGGTATTAAGCGAGATATTATTAGACAGTATGATCAAACAACTGTTGTTGAAAACTTTACATATAGTAACACTAATGTCTTTACAATAGCAGATAGTCCTAGTATGGATCCAGTAGAAAAACTTACAGTAGAAGTAAATGGTAACGTAATTCAGCATTATTTTGACTTTACTTTACTTAATAATGTTATTACTATAACTAAATCACTGAATACTGGCGATATTGTTCGATTTACTACTAAAATCTAAAAAGTAGCAGTTAATTTTGCTATAAATATCAGTATGGTTACATACATTGGATACAGCACAATTGACAAGAATACGATTAATACAGTTCTTACTGACAAGGACTTAGCACTTCGTGACTTGATGAATCACTTTTATACTCGTCGTGGAGAGCGTGTAATGAATCCAGAATTTGGATCGATATTGCATGAGTTAGTATTTGATCCACTGGATGCAAGAACAGAAATGCTTGCTAGGAATGATGTAGAAAATATTATTAATAGTGATCCAAGATGGATCTTTGAAGATTTAAATTTAACTAAACCAGTAGAACATCAACTTGATATACGCATAAGAGTTATCTATGATGACACTGGTACAGCAGAAGAACTATATTTAACATATACAAGTGAGACAACATAATGGCACAGGGCGCAAGACAGAGCAGTTTATTTGCAGCTGAAGATTTTAGTGTAGTGTATGAAAGTTTTGCGCAAGCAAACTTCCAAGCATACGACTTTGATACTATCAAAAATGCAATGGTAGAGTATATTGATACCAACTACCCAGAAAACTACAATGACTGGATTAGTTCAAGTGAGTTTACAAGTTTAATTGAACTTATGGCATTTATGGGTCATAACTTAGCATTCCGTAATGACCTTAACTCACGTGAGAATTATTTAAGTACAGCAGAACGTCGAGACAGTGCTCTCCGTATTGCTGAATTTTTAGGTTATACTCCTACTCGTAATGTTGTAGCAAACGGATATTTAAAAATTGATAGTATCAAAACAACTGAAACAGTATACGATGTAGATGGTAACACTCTTGCAAATGTTGACTTACAGTTTGAAGATGTTAGTGATCCATCTACATATCAAAACTTTGTTACTGTTATGAATAGTATCTTTATTAGCAGTAACCAATTTGGTACACCTTATAGTAAATTTATTCGTGATGGTATTACTAATGAAGTTTACAGAACAAAAAGTAGAAACGCTGAACCATCAAGAGAATTTAACGGTAAAATTAGTGGAAGCAGAGCAACATTTGGTGCACACAGTGTATACTATAATAGTTCACTAAATGTATTACAAGAGAGAGCACCTGATCCATATAAATCATTGGATTTACTTTACAGAAATGACAACGGTGGATTTAGTTCGCCAAATACAGGATTTTTCCTAGGGTTTAAACAGGGTGCTTTAAACTTTACAGATTTTAATATAACTGACAGTCTCCCTAACTTAGTACTTGACATTAATGACACAAATATTGCAAACGGAAATATTTGGGTACAAACTATTGATGAAATAGGTACACCATTGGTTGAATGGATGTCAGTCGACAGACTGTATGGACTAAATGCAATCTACAATAATATTGAGAACAACAACCGTAATATCTTTACAGTTTCAAGTAGAGAAAACGATAGTGTGAGTATTGTATTTGGAGATGGATTATTTGGAAATATTCCACGTGGTACTATACGTGTTTGGTATCGTACAGGATTAAATCGTAGTTATGCGTTAAATCCTGAAAGTTTTGGATCAACAAAGTATTCTTTTGACTATCTAGGCAGTGATGGAAACACATACAATGCAACATTTACAGCAAGTTTGAAATCAGTTGTTAACAATAGTAGCCAACGTGAAAGTATAAAAAGTATAAAAGATAATGCTGGGCGGTTCTTTAGCACACAAGACAGATTAGTAACAGCAGAAGATTATAGTATCTTCCCACTAACAGTTAGTGAAAACATTAAAAAGATTAAAAGTATTAACCGTGTACACAGTGGACACAGTCGCTTTAGAGAGTTCAATGATCCAACTGGAACATATAGTGATGCAATAAACTTTTTAGATGATGGGTATCTATATCGTGATGATATAGCATCACGTAATATTATTAGTTTACCATCAAACTTAAACAGTGAGCAAACATATAGTAGATACATTACACCTATATTAGATAATCCAGAAGTCAAGAACTTCTTTTATGATAGACAATTTTATGGACCATCTGGTTCATATGCACCAGCTACTCAGTATACTGATACTACTGCAAATATTGTTTATTACAATGCCAATGGCAGTGCTTTAAACACACTACGTTGGAACCAATCAACTAAAGGTGCAAATACTAGTAGTGGATATATCACAGATGATACTGGTATTGTACAAAGAGTGGGTAACAATGGTGTCACTCCATTGAACAAAATTAAAGTTAATTCATTAGTTGAATATGTAACTGCACCATTTAAAGAAGGTTACATTAAATCAATTAAAATAACAGCTGGTGGTAGCGGATATACAAGTGTACCTACAGTTACAATTACTGGAGCTGGATCAGGAGCTGTTGGTATAGCAAATATTGATGGCAGTGGACAAGTGATTAGTGTTACAATTACAAACACTGGCTTAAATTATGATAGTGCTACAAATATATCACTCAGTGGTGGCGGTGGTACTGGAGCAAGTGCAAAAATAACTGTTGCAAGTTCAGATAGTCAGTGGACACGGATAACCGGCATTTATAATGATGGATTAGGTGTTGACAATAGTACTGGCACACCAACTGGTATTGATCAGATTGGACGTGGTAGTATTACATTAAGTAGTGTTATACCAAGTGGTGCTCGTATTAAACGAATTGTTAGTAGTTGGGCAAATCAGTTACCAAGTACAACTAAAACAACCGTACTTGGACTTTTAGCTAATAATACTAGTTTTGGTTTACGTTATGATGCTACTAATCAAGAATGGAAAATTGTTGACAGTAGTAATATGGTAACAAGTAGCTTAGTTAATAACAATCCAACTAGTTGGAATAGAACATATGAAGGCGATACAAACGGCACAGGACTAGACAATAGTTGGATTATAAGATTTAACTATAACTCAACTGAGTGGGAAATTATTACTCGCAAAACTCGCTATGTATTTGGTAGTGATGCGCAAATCAAGTTTAACAACTTAAACTTTACTGAAACGTTTAGTAGTGAAACCTTAAAACCAAGTTTGGATAATGTAGAAGTATTAGGCATAAATGCTGTTAGCTCAACTAATAGTGTTCCTCTAGGCAGTAATTATAAACTAAACGCATTTGGGTATTTTACTTACTCGGATGGTTACACTGATCCAAATAAAATTAGAGTTACACTGGCAAGT